AATGCTGATAGTCTATGTCTATCGCAGTGACAATCAGATCTTTAGCCCCTGTCGTCGTCACGGGTGGGCTAGACGCAGTTAAGCTAGCTGCCACATTTGCCGCCGAAGCACACGCCCCATCCAGGGTCCAGGTGCCCCCATGATACTCCGCATATGCTACGTACCCTGGATAATTGCTCGATGTAGTAACCGTGATCGTAGTAGCCCCACCAGTAAGATTTAAGTTGTACGCAATGTCCGACATTCCGTCCTGCGCAATAGAAGCCGCCGCACAGGCCCCATTCGCAGTCCATGTGCCACCACCCGAAACAGAGCTAATATACGTTGTATGATCGCCTGTCGTAGCTAAGACGACGCCCAGATTACCGGCCGTCGTTGAGGCTACGGTTATGGTGCAGGTGGCTAACACGCAAACAGAACTAGTTGGACTGACACGCTGGATATTACTGATTGTAACCCCTGCGGCACTGGTCCTATGCCGTGCCGTGATCACCTCAGTCCCTTGAGACAATAACAGAGCGGTGGTCACAGCCGCTAAATAGAGTAAACGTCCCATTCTCTTCTCCTAGTAAGCTAGTAAGGCTGATAAGTGTACTCGATCAGCAGGGCAATGCTTTTCGCATTTCCAACGGTGGACATTCCTGGATCAATGCCGGTTCCGGTAGTCCAGGCCGATGTGCTGATTGTTCCGGTGGAGCTGTAAGCGTAGCTGTTCCCACAGGTCACGGTGCCGGTAAGGATGGCCGTGCCTGTACCAGCCGAGCCAAAGGTGGGAGTCAGCACTGTCGTATTGCTTGCCGCGTCGCTCCTGCATTTTACAGCCGTGATCGTCCGAGTCGCGCCGGAGTCGTTGTAGCAGGTGTTGTTGACAATCGCATCGTCGCCGGATGTCATGGCAAAGGATGTTCCCGACCCTCCCCACGCCTCCGTGCATTGGCCGTGCAGGACAGGGAGATCGGCTAGGGCAATTGCACGAGCACTCACCACATGACTTGCGTTTTGCGCCAGGAAATAAGTAGCCGCTCCGGTAGCGGATAGATCCTCGTTCGTGCCACCGTAGGCCAGGGGGGCCATACTCAAGGTAGCAAGCGATCCAAGGCCCGAGACGTTGCCAGCAGCTAGAACCCCCGTCAGATTGCCGCTTAACTGCCAAACCGTGTCAGTGTCCGAGTATAAGGCTACCTTGGCCCACTGGCCCGCCGTAGAGGCCGATCCGTATAACTGGTGAAGCGTCGTACCCGACCCCGTGAACGTGACTGTTCCTGATCCGGTCTGTTCCACGATGACGTTGAACCCTGCACCTAACCCAGTGGGTACCGTGACTGTACAGACGGCAGAAAACTGAATCACGGAAGCGTTGTCGGCAGCCAACAGCGTGTAACTCCCAGTACCGCAGGAGTTCTGCTCTACGGCGTAGGTAATCGGAACCTCAACACTCACGCTGGAAGCAGAAACTTGAAGCGCCGCATTCTGATATCCCGCTTGAGCAGCCGGAGTAGATCCGTTGAAGTTGGGGTTAGAGACAGAAGATCCGTTGACGTTGACTGATGTGCCGCCTCCGCTTGCCGTCCCGCACGCGAAGGCATGGGTGCTGTTATTCCACTGCAACATGTCTGTGGAACCGCTGCAACCGTTCGTCCCTCCGGTCGGGAGCGCTTTAAACGCCGGGTCAGCACCAGTCGTTCCATACAGCAGTGCGTCAGCGCTTGGAACGGTGATCGCATTGGGCGCTGAGGTCGTGTTGCCTGCGTAGAGCGCGTGAGCGGTAGGGGAGCTAACCAAGGTGAACGGCGCCGTTTCCCATGCCAACTGATGACATAGAGCAGGTGAGCCGGTCGTATAAGTTCCACACGTCGCGGAGCCGGTATCGTACAGGACTTGGTTAGCCGTGCCGTTCGTGGTAGGCAGCATGTATAGAATTTGCGTTGCCGCCGCCACATCCGATACTGCGAAGCCCGCCCCGCCAGAGGTAACGCCCTTAAACTCTATGGAACCCGATAATCCCTGTCCGTTCCCATCCGTTGAGAACTTCTGCCACGTCGGGGTAGTCGCGGAGCAATAGTAGATGTTCAGGCCGACCGAATCCCAGTACATTGCGAGGTTACTGGAGGTCGGGACCGCGCAGGCCGCCGATGGCGCGCCGGAGCCGGTGGTCATTACGAGGTATCCAGATCCCCCCGAACCGTTGGACGCCGCCGTAATACGCCCTTGAGCGTCCACGGTCAGGTTGGTGTTCGTGTAGGAATTCGGACTGACCGCGGTGTTTGGTAGGTCCGCTGCGATCAACGCCGAGGATGAAATCACGTGCGAAGCATTCTCGTGCAGGACCTGCGCGCCGGTCGTGTTGACCGCCCCGCCCGCAGCGGAGAGGTCTACCCCCGTGCCACCGCCCGCAAGGGGAATCGTGGGAAGGTCCCCTGTGGCAATTGCCCGAAAAGCCGGAGCGGTGGTAGTGGCAAAGAGAGCTTGCGTAGTCGTGGTAGATGCGGAGGTGGATGTGGGCGCGTTTCCTGCCCCACCGCCCAGCACCACGCCATACTGCGTGAGCGCTCCAGAGCTGGCCCAGGTTGTGCCGCTGTTAAAATACGGGACGCCGCCGCTAGTGCCTGCCACGGTAAAAGCCGGCGTGCTGGTCCCATTGGCCACGGAGATAAGACCCCCGGTAAAACTAACGCTCGTGACTGTGCCACCGCCTCCCGGCGTGGCGCACGTGCCATCGCTCTTGAGATAGCCAGAGCAAGAACCGCTCCCGAACAGGCCAATGATAGTGGATGAAGTTGCCGGAGAACCCCAGGACGTGTCAGAGGCCCATGTAACGATGCCGGCGCTGGAGGGCCACGTCATACTGCCGCCGCCTGCATATTGCGGAATGTTCAACGTGGTTCCGTTCCACGTGGCTGCTCCTGAAGACCCTATGGTGGTCAGCGTGATGGCGGCCGGGAACGTGCTCGGGTATCCGCTTAGACCGGAGATGGTGGAATAGTTAACCAGAGCACTTTGAAAGGCCGCTGGAGAGTTGCTCTGCCACGTACCAGCCCAGTTACCGGAGTTCGTCGGCGGAAAGGTGGATGGATAACCTGTTAAGCCTGAGATCGTCGAGTAGTTGGTAAGCGCGAGTTGGAAATACGACGGCGCGTGGCTCTGCCAGGTACCTGCCCAGTCTCCGCTATTGGTCGGAGGGAATGTACTTGGATACCCCGTCAACCCAGCGATGGTCGAATAGTTGGTCAGGACACCCGTAACGTCACCGAGCGCGAGCGCTACCGCTCCGGTCCGGGTATTGAACGATGCGACGCCCGAGACGCCCGATTGCCCAACGTTCGCCCAGTCGGCGGCGAGAGCACAGGTAAGCGCGTTGCCGCATACCCATACCGCCTTGTTACTGTCCATGCAGAGGGAACGGTAGGCGCCGAACGTGTTACCAGGCGTACCGACGCAGGCGAGAACGGAACCGCCGCCGCCTGGTGGCGGCGTAATCTGCGCGTCTAGTACGAACGCAGCGGCGAACAGCAGTAGCGATAGTTTCAAAGCGATCTTCATAATGCTCATACCTCGGGCGGGGATACCTCCCGCGAACTGGCCCACTTCATATCACGGGCTTTGCCTTTCAGAAAGTTGATCTGGAGCGATCCGGTGTAGGTGAGGCGGTCAATCACCGTCAAGACCTCGGCCATGGACGAAGCCGGGAAGCGGACCTCTACCTGGGTTTTGGCCGAAGGGACGGCGTTCGGCAGGGAGGAAAGGGACGAGCCGTTGAAAAGACTAGGAGCGGGACTTCGCCCTTCGGCCACGCGAACCGCCTTCCTTACGCTTTTCCGAAAGCATGATCGCGACCGCCTGCTTCCTGGAGCGTACCTTCGGACCGCGTTTCGATCCGCTGTGCAGACGACCCGCCTTCCATTCATGCATCGTTTCACTGGAAGGCATGGTTACCTCCGAAACAACGGAACACTACCGCTATACCCCGGTCCGGCAAGGCCGAACAGGAAGTAGATCAGCCATATGCAAACCACTACGATCACGACCACGCGAATCACGCGGGCGATAACCGGGTCCATCGGGATCTGCGATACGGCCCACAGGATCAGGCCGACGATCACCAGAACCACGATAATCTGAATCAGAAATATCGGGAACATCGAAAACCTCTCTTTCTCTTTCTACTTCGCTGAAGTACGTACTACCGAATCCGTCCCGCCGCGCTTCGTCTCCATCACCGGGGCGGACTGGAATGTCTCGGGCCGGCCACGGCCGCCTCCCTTACCGCCTCCCTTACCGCCGCCGCCGCGTTGGCCGCCGCCCATTGCAGACGCCACCCGCGCCTGGATTTCAAGCTGCGCAATCCATTTTTCGATCTCGTTGCGCGCCTCGCGCATCTCACCCGTTTCAGGATCTTTGACCATGCACGGTCCGAAGTTCTTCACATCGAACAGTTCCGCTTGCGTCCACCAGGAAAGCGGGAAGCCGACCTTCATCAGTTGCAGCATGAAGAGTTTCCGCGTCGTGCTGTTCAACTCGTGAAGCGAATAAGGGGTGACCGAAAAACTGAAATTGTTCTTGTGCCAGCGGGCGCGCTCGAACGAACGGGTTCCTAGATCCGGCATCCGGAAGCCGCCGTGCTGGTCGATCGACCAGGAGCCGTCCGGACCTTCACGCATCTCGACCGGATTACCGCTGTTCGGATCTTTTGCGAGAGGAACGAGCGTTCCGGGTTCGTAGTCGAAGTCTTCTTCGGTTACGCCTTCCGGCCCGAGCATCCGCATCCGTCGTTTGGCGGTGGCGAACTGGAACCAGTCGGACTTCCACATTTCGCCCGCCATCCGGATACCTTCCTCCATGTTGCGGGATTGGTCTTTTACGAGCGGACCCATCGCCTCGAGGAGTCGTTCGGTATTGTCGCCTGAAGGGATCTGGCGGGCGCGGGCGAGCGCCGATACATCAGCCACACCCATCTGCTCTTTCATCAACGCGGGGAGGATTTGCGCGGCGACCTGAATGATCTCCGGGCCGACCTGGTATTGCTGATATGGGAATACCGGCGCGAACTGCGAACCGGGAGGGTTCAGGCTCATGTCGAGTCCGGTGCGGAGGCCGGGGATACGCGGGTTCATCGTCTGTAAGAGCGATACGGCGGTAGAACCACGGTCGAAGAAGGCGGGAGGGTTCAGCGACAGGTTCATCTTGTCGTTGATGCCTCTCCAGAGTTCAATGATTACCTTTTCGAGCGATTGGCCGTAGCGCGTGACCGGGAACCCGAGGAAGTTCCACGCCCAGTCGTCGGCGCGGAATTGCACAGCCGGAACGCGGCCGTCCCAGCGGTAGGATGATTGGTGCTCCGGAGCGGGATTTACGATACAGGAGTCGGTCGCGATTATGAGACGCCTGTTCGGATATATCAGGCAGTCCTCGCGCTTCGCGATCCGGGTTTCCTGCTTACCGCCCGAGAGCTGGCGGCCCGTCGCGATCTCCTGGCCTACGAACGGAACCTCGTAACTCCACGATGTACCCCACTGGCCATCGGGACCCATGATCTGAAGCGGGTGACCTGTTTCGTTCACCGAATCGTCGTCCACGTAGATGTAGTAGACATCGGTCGTATCCCACGTGGAAGCCTCTTCCGGTTGGCGAACACCCTGCGAGAAACGTTTCAGGACGGCGGAGGCAAACTTGACCGCCTGCGCGATCACCATGCCCTTGCCTTGCGTGGTGACGCGATTCGGTTTTACGGCGTCCCGCTGTAACGGGAACATCCGCCATACCTGATGGATCGGCATCTTCTTCCGCATCGCCACGGCGTAAGCGCCTTGCAGCGATAGGGAAGGAGGGAGGCCGAGCGGGATCACGTCGAGCGGACCGTAGGCGTCCCATACGAGGTCGCCGTCGCCGTGGTTGTAGAAGTTTGGGTCGTACCGCGGGCCGATGTAACCTGTCCCGCCGACCGACGCCCACTGCCACGCTTTACGAAGCATCCGGTCGGCGAACGTCATGTTCTGCCAGGCCATGAATCCTTTGTTCAGGATTTGGTTTTGCTCACGGTACTGTTCCGATTCGGCCTTGAAGGCGGGGATAATACGAAGGTTCGTTTGGGCGGCGACGATCTCGCGGGTATTACGGAGCGTCTGTTCGGTCTTGACGTTTGAGAGGGACTGGACATCGGTTACCAGGAAATCGCCGTTTACAAGGTCCATCCCGTCCGAAATGTACTTGTAGGCCGGCTGCAAGCGGAGGTAAGAGCGTCCGTCCGCCAGCATGGATTGAGACCAGGCGAAGAGTTCGTCAGGCGAACAGGCATCCCAGCGGGACTGAGAGCGGTTGTAAACAAAGGGGGGAGGGCAGAGGTAGGCGGTGTCAATAGGGGAATAGCCGGGATGCCTGTTCATCACCCCCTACTATACGCCTATAAAGGTCCAAAGCGGAACGGTCGCGTCCGGTATGCCCGCCCAGGACTTGACGTTGGTGAGGTAGGCGTCGGTCGGGTTGCCATCCGACGCCGGCGCCCAGATCGAGATCAGTTGTGTGAGCGAATCGCCTTTCGCAATGTGGAGAGCAACCACGTGAGCGGCGCCGGCAACGCCTTCCGCGCGGGTGTTCGGACGCCAATAGCCGTTATGAATAACCGGGTTAGCGAGCCACGGGGCGGCGCGGAGGTTACCGGGGTTCAACCATGCCTCGTTCATCCCTTCCTGGCGGAAGATCGCGTTTACCAGACGTTCGAGAAGGTCGTTCATTTCATCACTTTGCCCTTTGCGACTTCCAGCCGGTATCCTCGGCGCAGAAGTCCTGCATGTTACCTTGGTTGAATTCAAGCAGTTGCGAGTGGAAGTGCGCGTCGAGCGGTTTGCCGTACCGCCGCGCGGACTTGCGGTCGCTCCTCGCCTGCATCGCGCGGCGCAGGAACGCAACGAGCGGATGCGAGCGGGACGGGCCGATCCGCGCGTTCACATCTTCACGCAACGCCTTGCGCCGCTGCTTCCAGTATTCCTCGTGCATGTAGCGGTGGTCGCGCATCCGGGAGGTAATATCCTCGTTCGCCTTCTTAATGAACCGGTTGTAGTCAGCCATCGAGTTCATTACGACCGGCTGCATACCAGGTTCCGTTTCGTAGTTGCGGCCGGGAACGTAATAGCGCTCATGCGAGCGCTTGAAATCGTCGGAGCGGGAATCCCAGTCCGGATAGGTAAGGACGGTTATGTCAGCGAACCCGCGGGCCGGACGCGCCCAAAGCTCACCGGGAAGGGAAACTCTTTGCAGCGCCGTGCCGGTACATGGTTCGAGCACCGGCGCGAGTTCCACACGCTCCTTCTCGATCAGGACCGTGCCGTCCGGCTGCGGGACCTCACGCTCTATCTCTTCGTACCGGGGAGCAGCCTGCTTGAACCCGGTACACTCGATCGAGGCGAGTGCCGTACCGCGCGAGTGGTAGAAGCGCTCGTCGTCGCGGCCACAGTCGGGACAGCGGTAGTCGATCATTGGCATTGGGAATCAGTCCTTCGCTAAAACGGTCATCGCCGAACGCGGCGTTCGGTATGTCATGACCGGGGATTTGAACATCGTTCGTTCAGTACCTCCGCGCGGAACGCCGTCCGCTTCGTGTTTGTCCGTCCGCGATCTTCGTGAACGGGTATACGCTTCTTATCTTATCGTTGAAATAGTCCTGCGAGGAACCGGTTTGGAAAAGGGAATCGGCGACCGTCTGCGGCACGTTCGCGTATTGGTAGACCGCGCCGTTCGTAAACTGGATCGTGAGCATTCGGGATTCCGCGTCGTACGAACCACCGTTCAGATGGCGCGATTGGAAGGCGTGCCAGTCGTTCATTTCAATAGCGCGGATGGCGCAGCCGGCTCGGACTCGGTATGCTGTTGCGTGGTCGTGTCGGTAGACGTGGGACCGCCTCCCTGGTTGCCATGACCGGTGATCTTCATAAGCAAAGCTCCCGCGATGCCGGACATGGTGGCGGCGATCGTCTGATAGAACTGGGCGTCCGATCTGAACCACCACTCCGCAAAGAACAGGGCCAGCGTGAAGAACATCAGCAAGCCCGTCAGCAGCACTACGATAGGGTCGAGTTTGTTCACGGTTTCCTACCTATCTACTCTACACCGGCTTGTGTTTTGGCGCCACAGGTGTTAATCCTGAATATCGAAAGGATATTGACCAATGATTACACTTTCATGGTGGGAGCAATTCATCATCAACGCCGCCATCAGTCTGTTGTCGGTGCTCGCATCCAAACTCACGAACCAGACCGAGATCGACGCCTTGAATTCCGCTATAACGTTCCTGCAAAGTCTGCTCAGGGGCGTCGTCGCGGCCAAACCCTAGAAAGGAAACAGTTCGTCCGCCCGCTGCGGCAGGCCGCGCGTGTCGGATTGCGCGCCCCATGACCACGTGGCGTACTGCGATCCAGAGTCGGGACGCTTCGTTTCCAGACCGGAACCGGAGGGAGAGAGCGCCGATTCTCCGTAGGCGGCCATCGCAGGGTTCTTACCCGAGTAGGCCATTACCTTAGCCGCGCGCCAGTAGTTCGGATCGAACTTTGCGAACGATGTATGGATGAACCCTAGCGCCATGATCCGGTCGTCGTGTCCTCCCTGCCCCGCTCTTAACTGCTGAAGGTATTCGTCGCCTTCGAGCGAGCGCATCTCGCGTACGAAGAACGGCGAGCAGATTTCGATTTCGCCGTTGCGAAGCGACGTAACGATATGGTCGATCATGGCCGCGCGGAAGTAGAAGTTCGTAAAGACGCCGAGCTTATTGGCTTTGTCGAGATTGAGCGTGCGCGCGTCGATCTTGCCGTCGTTCCATAAATGGAAGTTGTGCCAGCCCATGAGGCGGAGGACCAGTTGCGGCATATCGCCCTTGCCGCGGCACTCGATCGCCATACGTGGCTGCTGCGTGTAACCGTGACGGTTAGGAACGCTGTACCATGTACCGAGTGCAAGTAAGAGGGGCCACACGTCAAGCGCTCCCAAATGGCCCGAGGCGAATTCAACGACCTGCTTAGAAGATCCTTCAAGAGACCACTTGCGAAGTCCCTCGATACAGGTACGGTCCTTGTCGATGCCGTCCCCCGTGTCGCATCCGAAGCCGTACTCGAAACCTTCCATCGGCGGCTCGAATACGTAGAGCTTATCGACCGAACCGCGCTTTGAGTCGGTTTCGTACGTCCAACCCTGGAAGCGGAGCGGAACGAGTTCAAACGGAATCACGATGCCGCCGCCGGCATTCGCGTTGATCGCGATCGGCGGTTTGGAACGGTCAATCAGAACGTCCGGTGGTTGAATACGAGGGTTCACGAACTCGGAGGGACCGCGAATGCCGAAGACGCCCCAGGGGATCTTTTCATTTGTGTTGGTCGTGTAGAAGTTGATCGTGTCGAGATCGAACACGGTCATGTTCGTACTGTTAAAGGCTTCGTCGTCCGTGGCAGGCATCTCGGAAAGGAACTTCGGTAAGGTATTTTTGCGGATCGCGTCGCCGCGCTCGCACTCGTAATACCAGATTTGTTCGAGCGGCATCGACCAGTTGGAACCGAGGTATTTCGTGAGGTAATCGTTCGACTTGACGTACGATTCGGCCATCCGCGCGTGAGCGACCGCCCACGGAGCTATCGTAGTGGAGTAGTCCGCAGGGACGGGACGGGCGATCAGATCGACCGGCTTCGGGTAGAGGCCGCCGACGAACCAGGGGAGGAACAGAGGTCTTAACCGGCTCTTTCCCTGCGGCCACTCTTCCTTTGCCGCTTCCCAGTGGTTGTGCCAGGAGTTATGAATCCCTTTCGCTGTTCCTTCCAGAGCCAGGAAGGCGCGAGGCGAAGGGTGCATACCGCGAAGGAGGGAAGAATCGACTAACTCATCCATGTCGGAGAATTCCGCGAGTTCGCTCAGGTGTGCGACGTTAGGCGAATCGCCGCGTCCCATACCCGTGGCCATCTGGCCATGTTCCATGGTAATCGCGCTGCCGTTGAAGAATTCGAGCAGACGGCCGGCCTGGTCCACCTTGCCGAGCTTTCCCGGTTGAGACGATCCCGGCTGCATCCAGTAAGGCAAGCGGACCAGGACGAACGAGATCAATTTGAATAGCTTGAGCGTTTTCTTATCAGTGCTCGACGCAAGGTAGGCGTTTACGTCGGCGTCGAACACAACCCGGTGCAGGATGATGAGCGTGATGATACGCGAGATCCCGAGCTGGCGCGCCTTCAGGATGATGAGGAAGATCGCTACTCCCAGGTCTTCCATCTCGGCAACGATATTGAGGAAGATTTCCTGCGACTTCCACAGTTTCATCCGTACTGTTTGCTTGTCGGTGTCCTTGATCCACACCGCGCGCTCAACCCAGTACCAGAAGTTGAGGGCGCAAAGGACGCGCTGCTGGCGCATCCAGTCGCGCTCCTCGTCGGTCAGGGTGTCTTTCCAAGTAAGGAGCGGACGGCCGGTCGAGTCGAAGACCTGGCGGCCGTCGGGCGTTACGGAGCGGGTAGGGATCAGGCGGCCGTTCTCGTCCGGCTGGACGAGCGAGTCGAAGTGCGCGACGGCGCGCTGGAACTCGACGATCGAAACCTCGTTCAGAGCGAGGCCGTGGTTTGATGGGTGAGCGAGGTAGCGGTCGATCGAGGCGGTGATGATACGTGGGCTATACACGTCGAAACACCACAATCATACTAGGAAACGGAGCGCAATTCATAGCGTTCCCATCTTTTAAGACAGCGCCGCAATGTCTTTACGCAGTTGCGCGAGGTTAAATCCAGTGAGCGTGTCCCCCTGTGCGGTAAGCCAGTCTTCACTGAGGACCGCGTAGGATTCGTCGCAGTAGTCGCTGAAAAAGTTGTGCGACATCTTCAGCCTCTCAGCCCAGGTAATGCAGGTTGCCGTTTCGGGGCTTTCGGCCATGACGGGAATACAATGCCCGCCCCAACCGCCCGGCTGCCCCGCGGCGCTATAGATGCCCCCGTCAGGAACGGTCCAATCGTAAGCACCCTGCACGGCCGTAGGCAACGCAACTCCCGTGAAGACGTTGCCGAAGATCCAGGCCGCTTCCCGAAGATTGGCAAGGGTAGGCGTGAGTTCGACGAAGCCCGCGATTTTGTGGATCTTTCCAGCCACCATGATGCCA